ACTTCAAAGTGATTTTGTATCTCCTCAAAGTGTCCCTCACCTTTAGTGAAATACCAGTGGTCTTCGGGGCAGAAGTGAAACATCACAAGTACTAAGTCAGCGTCTTCTTGGTCAGTCTTCTCCCTGTAGTGGAAGTCGTCACAGCCCATAAATGCCAAGGCTTCGCCTTCAGGGATATCTAATCCAACACGCTCATCGTCATCACCAAACCAGATAGGCCACTCTACGTTTGACTTAACGCAGTAGTTGATGGTGTAAATATTGGCGTTTGTGTCGTGGTGACCAACCAAGTGCGAATCTTTGTTATAGGTAAGCAAGATGCTGTAGGTGGCTTTGAGCGTGTCATCGCCAAAGACTTCCTTAGCCAGCGGCTCTAGGATTTCGTTAAACTTCTTCAGCTTCTTGGAGCGTCTAACCTCTCGGTCACTAATATCATCAAAGTAAAACTTTTTATCTGGCCCGTGGTACTCCTCAACAACCTCACGCAATTCGGCTTCTTGCTCGGGGGTAAAGATGTCTTTTAGATATACGGGGTCAAAGTACATTTAATTGAAGCTCCAGTCAGAACCCCAAAATGCAAAGAGTCTGTAGTTAGTGCCTTCGGTAGATTTACCCAGTTCTAAGTGTTCCCAATGTTTACTGTTGAACCAAATAACATCTCCAATATTGCCTTGATGCTTAGAGGAGCCAACAACGTCGGGACCACCGACATAGTCAGTTTTCTTTGTCATGTAGAAAATGCCTACTGTCCGAGTTCCCGTTGGCAACTCTGGAATTTCATCATCTACAACAAAGCTGTATCCTAGTGTTGTTAGTTTTCCTCGTACTCCTGTAAAGTTCTCTGCTCTGTCTACGTGAAACTCTTTTATAGAGTTAACTACAGACCCAATCCGCAGCTGAGTGGGATCTGTTCCAGCTATATGGTCGGGAGCTTCTGCAATTTCGTTAGTTCCGTTTGCAAGAAGATACTCTAGAAATTCCCTAATAGTTCCTCTAGCTACGTAGCTGTCCAATTTATCTAAACTCATATTAAAATCTTATCAGCTATCTAGAAACGCTTACTATATCTCCATACATAGAGGTTTGCTTGACTTCTACAGTGACCCCATCAAAAGTTATGGAGTCACCCTCAAACATAATTACGTCCAGCACTCGCCAATCAGGCCACACATTTTCTTGAGACAAGTACTGTGTAATGTCTCTCGGGCTTAGCAATCGAAGTGGTCCTTGCCAGTGACCGCGAGTGACATCAACTAAGTAGACAATTACACCATCACGCGAATGAGCAATCGGAAGGTCAAATCTAGAATCCCAGCGTCGAGACTCAACAATCAGAGCCTTTGTATCGCTCAGGCGAACAACAAGCATCTCGTTTTCGCCACCAACAATGTTGGCTTCATCTAGTTTATAAAACTCTTCGTCAACATTATCGGCGTCTATGCAAGTGACCTGCGAATCATCCAACCAACCCTGCAGCCACTTCATCCAGGCAGAGAGCCCTTGCGTTCCTGCATCTTGATTTGCCATTACGTCAAATCCATAGAACGGTGTATTCACATACATGTCTGGGGTATTGCGCCCCTGAGTCTCGTCTGCTAGGTCAGGCATTTTGAGCACGTGACCAAATTCGTGTGCAAACCAAGCCCATCCTTGATTTTGCCCAATGTGATTAAAGACCCTCTCTCCGAAGGCAAAGATATTGAGGATGGTCCCTTCTTGGGTATTTCCAAACACCCATCCGCCGTCCCCAAAAATGTGCAGTCCACCCGATTCAATTACCGTCTTCGCACGCGGGAGGCCAAAGAAAAGCACGTCAACATCCGAGTAGTCCACCGTGTCATCTGTAGCCGCAATAAATTTGTCGATGCGCTGCTGGATGCGAGAAGCTGAATTGTGTCCAGCGTCGGTCATTTCGTCGGTGAAGTAGGAGTCTTGGTAAGAGCCATCAACCAACATCCACTCTTGCTCAAAGCTAATGTCAAAACCGAACTTGCCTTCAGATACAACTCTGTAGAACTCGTTGGCTCTGGTTAGTTCTTCTACGTGATAGTCATAATCTTCCCGAGTCCCCCTCAGGTCTTCCCACTCTAGAAACACAACTTTTACTTTTGCGGTACCAAACTGAGAAACCGTCGCACCGTATGTGTTGAGAGGGAACCCAGTCGCAGGCACATCGGCCCACCTTCTACGAGGATCACTATCTTCTTTCAGTTTGCAGATAGAGTCATCAACAATTTCACTTGAAAAAATATACTCAACAGGGTCAGAAACTTGTACATCTTCTTGTACAGCTTCTTCCTCAACAATAGGGGCGTCTACTGGCTCAAACTCACCTTCATCAGTCGAAGGAGTAACCTCTACTAAAACATCATCGTCACTAGGACGCGTATCTTGCGCCGCTTCTTCGGTTTGTGCGGGAAGGGAGACATTCTCAGGCTCGACAGACGAGCAACCAGTTAGGACCAAAAGCCCCGCAACAACTACAGCTAATTTCTTCATGCTACTAACATAGCATTAAATTTGCCTATAAGTCAAGCTGTTTTCTTAGTATTTTTTCCGCATTTTCGGCATGGTGCATGTGCTCATGGACACCCATATGTTGAGCTTTGTCCAAGCCCACATCAAACTCGTCGTGCATCAATTCCTTTTTTATTGAAAAGTGGTCTAAATTTTGACATTTTTCTACGGACTCGCTGATATCTTCATAAAAAAGTTTCTCATTTATAGTCCCAAGAGCTCTAAGAAGATCTAAAGTCTCGTCACCGTGCCATGAACTAATAGACACAGCTATACCCAACTGTTCACAAAAAACTAGAAATTTGTAGATATCATCTAGATTTTGATAAAAACTAAAATCAGGAGTCACAACTTCGCTCATTAGGTGGGGACGCTTAGATAAGACAGGAAGGTTTTTTATGTCCCAAATACCGTCTATGTGAAGCTGTCCTACCTCAAGTCGCGGCTGAGGCCATGGCTCTTCCCCGCTGTAGAGTCGAGAAACTTCGGGAGTGACTACATATAGGTATCTAAAAAAATCAGGGAGCAAGAGACTAACCGCCTTAGGCTTCCCGTAGGTATTTACATAAATATAAAAATTTCTTATTGCTTGTGAAGCAGACCACCCAGGCAGCGAGATATTGGCATGAGTAAAATTGAGCTTTTTGGCTAAAAGATTTGGCCATATGTATTCGTAGCAGACACCAATTCCAAAAGTTTGTGAGCAACCTAGAGTTATAAGGTCTACTTGACTAAATTCTGGACTTCTATAGTTAAAAGAATTTACTTCTTTTTCAAAAATATGAACAGTGTCATGTTCTCTTGCCGGGATTTGCTCGGGCTCTAGACTAAACTGCAAATACTGACGGGCAAAGTATTCTTCTCCGTGTTTTAGGTTTACTGTCTCGTGAAGTTTAGTATCTTCTAAACTTATCTCTCCCTCTATATCTATAATCTCATTCTTGGGAGTTAGAAACTTCACTATTGCTCTTTTCGATATATGACTCTAACTATATTCTGCCAAGGCCACATGCAGAGCCTATCTTCGTTACCACCAATATGGAAGTAAAGCCCATAGGGAGCTTCCTCTTCAATAGTGCCTTCATAGATCATTCCATCTATTAGGGTTACAGTTGCCCAGCTATTTTTATTTGACATTGTTCTCTGCCTCTCTTATATGTCTCTCGAACAGTTCTGCGTAGTGAAGGTGCTGATGCGCCCCCATGTGGCGGGATTGGTCTAAACCCCTAACCCACTCTTTTGGTTTGTCGAGTATCCCTGTGTGACATTTATAGTGAATATCGGAAGTAGTGTCTCTGTTACGATCATCTTCAAATTCTAGTAAATCATCCCCTAAAGAAAGATAGTTACTGTATATAGAGTGTGTATTTTTTGCCCTAGAAAAGATTGAATCGGCATCAATATCCCAAGAACTAAACAATAGTTTTATATTTTTTGCTCTGCAGTAGTGGATTAATTCTCTTATTGCTATTGAAGTTAAGTAGACCGACGAGGCTTCTCCAATAATTTCGGTTATTTCATGAGGACGCTTAGAGAGGTTAGGCGGATTTACATCGGGAGGAGTGTTTATAACAACCGCTACGTGAGGCTCCTCCTGAGGACCGTCTTTTTTGCTAAAAATAATTTTACTGTCAATTCCAAACTCATATCTCCATATTTGCGGAAAAACAACGCAGATAACTTCAGGGGCGCCTATTTCTTCAATGTAAGAAATTATATTTCCAACAATCCCCTGTACGGAAGCTCCGACAGAGCCAATATTTGTGTAAGACACGCCCAGTTTTGTTGCGAGAATTGAAGGCCAAGTCCACCCTTCAGGGACACCCATTCCAAAGGTCTGGGAACATCCAGCTGCTAACAATTTAGACCGCTCTAGCTCTTTTTTACCCCTAGAGCCGAGAGAGTTTACTTCATGGTGGTAGCTAGTGTCATCAGAAGGATCACCAAAATGAAATCGATGATCTATTGATCTATCTAAAAGAGCATCAAAAAAATCAGGTTCAAATTTTTTATGCATTATTAAATCCTTTATGACACTCACACGAACATTTATGTCCTGGAAATTCTACTCTACATATCTCGTGATGTCCAGTAGAACACCACCCAAACACCGACAGGGACTCTTCGCCTTCTTTGTAGACAATAGGGGCGTCTACTACTTTAACTTTCTTTCTTGGCGGCATCCCTCTTTGCTTTCGCCTCGTAAAACTCTTGCTCCCTGCGCTGGAGCTCTTTACGCTTCATCACGAGCACGGCTTCTCTTTCTTCGTCTGTTAACGAGTGCCACAGCTCTGCCCACTCTCGAGCGTCCATGTTTTACAGCATAGTCAATTTCTTCAGGAGTTCCAAGTGGAACTACAAACTTTTGCCTAACTTCGGTAACCAGTAGACCTTCTTCAATCATGCTGTTGTACATGGGGGCTATGTATCTTTCACCATTCCAATCAGTAGATAGATAAGCATCTATGTAAGTTCTTACATCAGAGAAGTAATAAATTCCAGAGCTAGCCCTGTTAGATATGACTTCTTTTTCAGCAGTTCTGACAGCCAAGCCATCTTTGATTTCAACATAGGAGTAAGCACTGCTATTTGATTTAAAGGTCCCAATCAATCCGTCGTAGTAGTTGTCTACCTCAAAGTCAGCAGAAAAGTAGGTGTCGCAGTTTGATACAACAATAGGGGCGTCTGGAGAAATGCCCGTCATCCCGAAGAGAGCAGTCTCCGCTTGACCAGAACTTTGACCAGGGAATATAGAAATTCTGCAATTCCTATTTTTAAACACAGGACTATCTACTAAAAGTTTTTCAAGCCTGCCCACGTGCTCACCCCTACACACTAAAACTACATCCCACTCTTCAGGGAATCCAAGCAAAGATAGCTCTAAAAGAGTGACTCCTTTAATTTGCACAAAAGGCTTAGGGTCATCGAACCTAGACTTTAGCCTAGATCCTTCGCCCGCCATGGGCAAGACTACAGTCGGAACTCTCACTACTTTATCTTTTTTAATATCCGAGCAGCATTTAAAATAAAAGCAGCAACTCTTTTATGGTCTTCGGTGTGGTGGGCAGCCAAGGACAAAAACAAAGATGCCTCGTACACCCTAAGTAACTTATAGTTTATTTTGTTGTGCTCTACATACATCTTGAATGCTCCTGTAACCCTAGGACTCAAGCCGCCATCAATATATAAAGACATGTCAGAAGTGTTTATTGAGTAGTTCTCGTGAATAATATCGTCATATCCGCCATTAATTGACTGACTAAGTTTTGCTAAGTCATAGTATTCGTCCATGTACATAGAGCTAGAGCCTCTAGGGTCTATTAACTTAAAGTAGTTACTCTGATCGTCCCAGAGGATGTTGTTAAAAGTTAAATCCCCGTGGGATAGAACAATTCTCTTGTAGGTTCTTTGGGGATAAAACTTTTCAAATTTCTCTTCCAGCAACTTATAGCAGGCATCCAAAGAATTTTCCGACTCTTCAATCTTTATTGCATAAGACGACTGATACCAATCAGAATTTTTTAGCTCTTCTAGTCTTTCTTTAGTTTTCTCTAAAACTAGTTCCCTAGCATTTTTGTCTACTTGAATGTCTAGCACTGGCTCGTCTGGCATACAGTTCTTGAATATTTGAATTTTCTCTAAAAACCTAAGAAACTCGGCGTCTGATACTTCTTTTGCTGCTGACTGGAGACCAAGATCTTTTGCGTGAGAGTATTCCATGTAGTAGTAAGCAACTTCTCCCTGCATAGTAAATCCGAACGGCTGTATAAAAAATCGCTGTACAGTTTCTGGTAGAAGGTAGTAATACTCGTACTCTTCTTTAATCTTGTTTACATGCTTAGACATTTTTCTAAGACAGTCAATGCGATCAACACGTTCAATCGTATTGAAATAGCGAGTCTTAAAGTTTGTCATAGGAAAAATTGATTTCTGTTGGCGTCATTATCAATTTTACCGCTAGTGACTCCAGCGGGATTCGAACCCGCGCTACCGCCGTGAAAGGGCGGGGTCCTAGGCCGCTAAACGATGGAGCCAGACTAGAAGATAGATTTTAGTCTATCTGCAAACTTTTCTGCAACATGGGCATGCATGTGAGTTCCCACGTGATTGTCTTCGTCAGTCCCCCAGTCAAAACAGTACTTTGTAGCCTCTCTTAGGTCAGAGTGGCAATTTAAGTCAGACATTTCGTGGTTGTTCTCGTGATAATAACCAATATCCACATAGCCAGTTAAATCTAATTTTGGCTCATATGGTCGATTAACACCTTCAGGAATATGTTTTGTTTCTAGTTCAAGTGCGTAGTTAATGAGCTCATGCACCCCTAAGTCCCAAGTTGAGTACACTAACTCTATGCCCGCTTCCTTGCAATACTCGACTAAAAACCTAAGGGACTGGCCAGCTAACAGAGAAGTAGTTTCATTATTAAGAACATCCTGAACCAAGTGCGGTTTCTTGGACAGGCGAGGCGTTTCTTCTATATGATCTATCGCTGTGTAGACAAGACGTATTGCCTCTCCAGTCTCTAAATTATTGGCTTTTTCTTTATTTATCAGAAGTAGATCCTTGTTAGTTACTAAATCTACTCTTGAAAAGTCTGGTAGCCATATAGCAATTGCTTTAGGCTTGCCAAATCTAATTATGTAGCTCATTATTGCGTTTACAATGCTTTGGGTAGACCACCCAGGAACAGCAAGAGTGGCGGTGTTAATCCCTAGAGATTTAGCTAAAACGTCTGACCATCGATACTCAACAGGAACTCCTTGACCATATGTCATAGAACATCCAGCAGCCAACAAATCCACAGGGGCCTCAAACTCTTTATCCCTACATCCCCAAGAGTTTTGGGAGTACTCGTGTTTTGGATCTTTTTCTTTTATGTAGCTAGAGTAGCCACCCTTATTGATATAAAAGCCAAGCAAAGACTGAATAGTTTCGTTGTAAAAGACAAACTCACCCGTCAGGGCTTCACCGTGGATGAGAGCTGTTTCTTTTATTCTATCTAAGCTCATAAATAATTTCTTTGTGGTGCTTGACCTTGACTTCGGAGTCTAGCATCACCTTGAACCCATTCCGCCTAGCATTAACACAAAACGAGTAGTCTTCGCCAATGTTTGTTTCGAAACCAATATTTGGCCACTGTATGTTCTCGATAAAGAACCATGGCCTGTCGCACATCTCAAACACACCACTCTTCATCGCTACGAATCCAAATCCGATTCCGTAGACTTCGTGAATAGTGGCGTCCATCATAATGAAGTCTTGCTCGCGTACTACTGTTGGAAATCCGTTCTCGTCAAAGAAAGCCACGGCGACGCGTCCATCAGGGGCCGTTTGGTATAGTCCGCCAATGATGTCATGGTCTGATTCATATATCTTTTGGAACTGCTCTACGTCCCAGCCAATGTCAGAGTCAATCCAGAAAATCTTGTTGTAGGTAAACTCTCCACGCCCAATCTGGGTAGTTTCCCAGTCGGGGTTATAAGAATTTAAAGCAGTAAGTTCGCGAGTTGTTTGGACCAGTGACCCGCTCTTGTTTAGCCACTTATACGTGAGGCCCTGTTGGTTTAGCCATTCAGTCGTCTTAACTAGACTGTCAACGTATCCTTGGTGAAGCTCTTTGCCAGGTGTGGCAATCACTACATCGTAGTGGGGCCTAAGTTCTTGTAATGTCTCCACGTATTCTTCCATGTGTCGTTCCGTGAGTTCGATAGCCACGGTTTCGCCTTTCCCGCCCAGTGAACTATCAATGGGTCCTTTAACTCTACATCAGGAAAGATGTTTACCATGTAGTTATAGGACATTGGTAGGGGCGTCCAGTTGTGCCTAAATATTATGTTTAGCACATCTTGGTCTGTAGCGCCAGTCCAATCTTTAAATTCTTTTGCAATTTTTAGGGCTTTCTTAGGCACCTGAAGTGCTCGCCAAGCCTTTAGGTTTGCAACCATTACGCCAGAGTTGAAGTACGCAGCATCTTTGAAAGACGGATTGCTTTGCAAGTTGAGCTGGCCTTCGTTATACGCTGCTAGCCCTCCTACTGGCTCAAAGTCCAGCAGTGGCTGAATGTCCCTCATGATTACAGTGTCGCAGTCAATGTAGACAGCCTTGTCGTGCTTTTTAAACAGGTCTCCCAGCCAAAACCTAAACATAGAAGTCGAGGTCAGCCTGCCTTTGTCGTACATGTTCTCGGCGGCAGCGACGGCTTCACCACTCTCGAACACAGGGTCATATATAAGAGTAACGTCTATGTTTTTAAACTCGGTGCTGTGGAAGTCCCAGTTTTGCTGCTTACTGGGAACAAGCACATAAACCTCTAGCTTGTTTTCGCCATGATAGTTAGCGTCCAAGCTACGAAGCATGACTTCAGTGCCCACAAAGTAGTTTCTGTCTGTAGCGGTTACAACACATGTTCTCATTGCTTTAGACTACACTATACGTATGAAAAAACGGGTTTTGTTGACAGGAGCCACTGGTTTCGTAGGAGCTCATGTCTTAAAAGCTATTCTAGACAACACTGACTGGGAAACAGTGTGCCCAATATCAGCGTTTAAAAATGGACAAAACAGACTTGAATGGGCCATAGGATCTAGGTCTTCTAGAGTTAAAACACTTGTTCACGATCTTACTCACCCAATAACAGAGTACATCTCAAGCGAATTTGGTCCGATTGACTATGTAATTAATCTTGCCAGCCAGAGTCATGTCGATGTAGGCATCAAGAAACCTACAGAGACCATCATGAACAATGTTGCAATTGTTTGCAATCTTTTAGATTGGGCTAAGACTGCGAATATTGAGAAGTTTATACAGTGCTCTACTGATGAAGTTTACGGGCCCGATACTGGCAGCCCGCACACAGAGCAAGACAGACACTTTCCAAGTAACCCGTACAGTGCTTCTAAGGCTGCTCAAGAAAACATCTCTTTTTCTTACTGGAGAACGTACAACGTTCCGCTAGCAACAACAAACATGGTAAATGTAGTGGGGCCCCTACAAGACACCGAAAAGTTTACGCCTCTTGTCATAAAAAAGATTCTAAACAATGAAGAAGTGACAATTCACACCAGCAATGGAAAAGTTGCAACTAGAACATATGTTTATGTTGAAAATGTTGCTAGCGCACTTCTTCATCTCTTATCTTTAGATTTTAATTCTCCGCTCACTTCCGTGGAGCCCAGCAAGTGGCACATAGGAGCAGATGGAAAATACTCCAACCTTGATTGGGCAGAGCTAATTGCAACATTTGCAGGTAGAGACTTGAACTACAAACTTGAAGACGGAAACATTTCTAGACCTGGATATGACGATTCTTATAGCTTAGACGGATCTAAGTTGCTCAGCTCTGGTTGGACTCCTGCTTACACCCTAGAAAACTCTCTAGAAAAGACCGTTAACTGGTACTTAGAAAACCCCGAGTGGCTTTAGAGAGGACGGACTAACTGTCTTCACTATCAGATTCTTCTTTTATCGCAGCTTTCTTGTCTTTATACTCCTGAGCCAGTGCCCTATCAGTCGTGTTTTTGTAGTGAACTCTTTGAACTTTATCAGTTCTAAAACTCCTCCACTGCTGAGCATTTTTTGGCCCACCCCACACATCAATCCACTCCGCTGTGGACGTAAGCACGTGTTTGATAAATCTGAATCGTCCCCGCTCGCCCTTTATCTTTAGTTCTGTTCCTGGCTCGACATAGCGTCCATTAATTTGTATCTCTTGAGTTACTTCCCAATCCTTTGTTGGATCATCCTTTTTCTCACTCTTTTTACGCCTCCCCACTGTTATCCTCCATCTGTGTAAGCGCGTTTATTGCGTTGCGTACAGAACTAGCATACCACGTTCCGCCTCTTGGCGCAAGTACCCCGTTCACATTCAGCGTGTCGGCGATTGCCTGGAAAGACATTCCCCTCCTCCTGTGAATCAAAAGTTGCTCTCTAACCTGTGGCGGATACATAGGCCTTGGGCCCATATCCTTCCCCCACACTACACCCTGCTCCCGTCTGTCTTTGTGTATATCCTTAGCACGCTCAGCGATAATTCCTCGCTCCATTTCAGCGAGCGCCGACATGATTGTCACCACAAATCTCCCCTGATAAGTAGAAGTGTCTAGGTTTAGGTCCAGCATAATAAGCCTCCACCCATTCTTACCAGCCCTGTCCACAATATCCAAGAAGTCCTTGGTTGATCTAGCCAACCTATCAATCCTAGTTACGATCAGTGCTCCTGCCTCCCCTTTGTCTAACTGATTAAGGGCGTCTATTAATTTCGGTCGCCCTGACACATTCTTACCAGAGCGGCCCTCCTCCAGCACAACCTCATGCTCAGTGAACCCATACATCTCAGCTGCCTGAATCAGCTGTCTCTCCTGTGCACCCAAGGACACTCCATCCTCCACCTGCATCTGCGTTGATACACGTGCGTAGAGTAAAGCTTTCTCAATAGGGGCGTCCATGGTTTTAAGTTTAATAAAAAATACAACCTTCTATTTGATTGATAAAATGTACCCATGAATCTAACTTTTCTCCCAGGTACCGAAATTGGCATAGTCGATGACCTGTGCCCCACCGAGCCATTAGAAGATTTGTATGAAATGCTTATGTGGGCAGACAAAAACGGTTTTCAGCTGAACCATGTTGATGATGATGATATGTCTATGATGCCAGTAGATGCTATGGAGCCAGAAGAAGTAGAAGACGACACCGAAAAACACTACAATATCTGGGGGACAAGAAATTACAACATTGACCTATATCCCTCGCACTATAAAAGAATTGCAGAACAAGTCATTTCTGAAGCTGCAAATAAGGCTTTTAAAATGTACGGAGAAGCTCTCGGTTTAGATTTTTCAGAGCACAGGCCAGTTTCTTTTGATGCATACCATGTTTTAAAAGGCGGAGATGCCATAAGTTCTCACGTAGACTGCTTTGATTACGGAGTTGTTTTCTATTTAAAGCAAACTGAAGATACTGAAGGCGGGGACTTAGTGTTTTTAGAGGACAACATCTCCCTACCGTTTAAGGCAAACAGGATGCTAATAATCCCCTCAAACATAGAGCACGAAGTTACTCCAGTACTCACGGGGAAAAGATTCAGCTCAACCGACTTTGTTCCTGTAGGCGCGGGATGGTCAACTAGAGCTGTTTAGAAGGCAGAAAGACCTTCGGCAATAGTCTGATCTATTTCGTAGTCATACGAAACTTGCTTATCCACTTCTTGGAAAACTATAACCAAGTCGAATCTAGTTCCATTAATAACTTCGGTTATTTCCCAGTTGTTTAGCTCTTCATTTCTGTGAACAGTCATGTCGACTGCTCTCGGCTTAAAGCCTTCGCCGTTTATCGTGTACTTAGTTTCTCCCTGAAAATACTCAGTGCCCCGACAAGGAGAGACAATTGCAGTGTATAAAATTTCTCCATCGTTGTTGTAGTTTCCGTACACCTCTTTATATGACTGAGCATTTTCAGTACGAAGCAACATAAACTTTTGGGCCCCCAAGTACCCTCCCAAAGAGTAAGTATTTTGAATGTGGAGTTTGGCTAAATCCTGAATCTTTGCAATAACTCCCGCGCTGTCCCACTCGTCAGGCCTGTAAGCCAAAACCATAGATTGACTAGCTTCTAGGTCTTCGCGCTCTTCAGAAAGCTTTTGTTCTATAAACTCTCTAAGAGATTCCGCTTCTTCATCTGTAATTGCGTTTTTAATAAAGTCAAACATCTTTGGAAGATGCCTGTTATCGGGGGTGTAGATAGGGTCTACGTAAGGAACAACCTCGTCGTCAGGTCCTACAATGTCGCTTCTCATTAGTAAATAAAATCTTTCTTTGGTCGTTTCTTGGGGAAGAGCCACCACTTAATTTTTCGATAAGCACGCTCTAGGTAGTAGAGAATAATCATCTTATTATGCCTTTCTTATAGTGCTCTTCCCAAGCCTTAACGTCTTCTTCATCATTCAAGATGGGCTGACCTTTAATGTTTAGGCTCGTATTCAATAGTACAGGAACTCCAGTAAGGCTATGCCACTTCTTTAGGACAGCATAAAGTCCAGAGTGTTCGTACTCATTGACAGTTTGGACACGAGAGGTTCCGTCAGCATGAACAACGCTTGGCATCATTTCTGGTCTCAAAGCTCTAGGCGTGTACTGCATATATGGAGACGCGTACCTCATATCAAACCAGTTGTGGGCCTCTTCTTCCAGAACTACTGGAGCAAATGGCCTAAACAGCTCGCGCTTCTTAATTAGGTTTACTTTGTCCTTAATATTAGGATCACGAGGGTCAGCAAGAATACTGCGATTGCCAAGAGCCCTAGGTCCATACTCTGCTTTTCCGTTAGCTACTGGTGCTATCTTGTCTTCAATAAGGGCGTTTAGTATTTTGTCTACGGGATATTCGCCACCCAAGTCATGTCCCAAATAGGGACTCCTCCAATATAGGTGGTCGCCATACATTGCAGCAGCAGCCCCTAACGCTGAACCAGCATCGCCAGGGTTGGGCATAATCCACACGTTTTTAAACATGTCCCAGAGCAGAGTATTGGCTTTACTGTTTAGGGCACAGCCCCCCATAAAGACTAGATTTTCTTTACCAGTCAAAGCTTTTGCCATCCCCATAAACTCGATGAGCCGCTCTTCAAACACTTTCTGCACTGCGGCCGCAATATCAAACCTAGCTTGGCCCTCTACAAGCTCCTCCCAGTCGTGAATCCCTGAGTGGAAGTTGTACTTCTGGTGGGAGAATACAGGAAAGTAATCACGAACTTTTTGGTAGTAGCGGTCTGCATTCCCATATGCAGCCATGCCCATCATGATGTACTCTTCTTCGTTTGGCTTTAGACCAACCAACTTGGTGAAGGCAGAGTAGAACAGGCCAAAGCTCATCGGGTACTTTTGGCTGTACAGCTGTTTAATCTTCTTGCCTTCTCCTACCCAGATTGTAGAAGTCTCGTATTCGCCTATGGCGTCTAGCACGACAATAGCGGCGTCTGTCATGTTGGATGTGTAGTATCCAGCACACGCATGAGAGTAGTGATGCTTGTAGCTTTTGCTTGGGATCTTGCCCAAGATGGTTTCTTTGTAGTAAGGCTTTCCCTCGCCAAAGCCACCATGCCTAGCAATTCTTTGCCTCTTGAGCCAACGTTTCTCGTAGTAAGCCACCCTGTCTGGCGACCCGCCATACGTAAGGGCGTCTGCTATAAGCTCATCGTTCGTGAACCAGTCGTTCTTTTCCTTGCTGTAACGCTCCGCGTGTCCAGCGAATAGAATTTCCCCACCATCAATGACAGCTACCGCCGCGTCATGAGTGGTCTCGTTCACGCCAAAGATTCTCATGTCTTTAGTCTATAGTAGAATGTTTCTATGTCTGAAAAAGAGCTCCCCTATAAGTTAGTTAAAAATGTTTTAACGCCCGAGCAGTGCAAGTCTTACCGTGATTGGATAGATCAATATTCACATAAAGACGCCTTCAGGCCTGGATACAAGATGGCCACGATTCCTGTCGAAGACTTCTATAACGAAGAAATAGTATTTCTTAACCCCCTTAGGAGTGCTATCAACAAGGTCGAAGAGTTTTTTAAAAGTAACTATGAAATTAAGTACACCTTTGATATGAAGCGCTTGTACGGGAATATCATGGATACTGGTGCAGAAAATCCAGCACACGATGATGACGGAGATCATTACGAAGGTAAGCCAGACGTAGAGCTTCACTACTCTTCTATTCTTATGCTTAATAGCGACTACGAGGGGGGAGAGCTCTACTTCCAACACCATGGACTACAAGTAAAGCTAGAAGAGGGCGACGTCATTATGTTCCGAGGGAACGCAGAAAATCTACACGGAGTACGTCCTGTTAAAGAGGGAAAGCGCTACAACTTTATCTTTTTCTTTAGAGACTACATACCCAAGGTTTAGCAATGTCTAATAGGTGTTTTGTAACCAACTTTGATGAAAACTATTTTGAGTACGCTTGCGTGCTTCTAAGAAGTTTAGGAAATCACTACAAAAAACCAATCAAAGTTATCTGCATGGTCCCTTATGACTTACGTCTGAGGGAGCAAGAAGCCATAGAAGCAGTAGACAGAGAACATCTAGACATAGAATTTAGGACTGCAGACAAGTTTGATTCGTATGTTCAGGATGACCGTTGGAGTATAAACTTCCACAACACGCACCACACAAGAACAGCACTCATAAAACTTTTTATCTCGTCTATTTGCCACGACTACGACGAGGCAGTTTACGTAGACTCCGATGCTTTTATCACAGCAGACCCCACTGACTTTATTGAGCACAAATTATATGGACAAAAAATAGTTGCATATGCCGAAGATACTATGACAGCTGCCATAGACATAGGGCACCCCGAAAGAGCTTATTTTAATAGCGGTGTGTTTATTGCTGACTTAAATGCTTGGAGAGAGGGGAAGCTAGAAGAAGCGTTTACGGAATGGGCGGCCGAGAACCATGCAAACGCTACTCACATGCCTTTTGCTATCGAACAAACTGCTTTCAATGCAATTCTTTACGAAAATTGGTTCCCCATGAGCGGCAACTTTAATTGTTTTGATAGTTTTTCTAGCATGAACCAAATCTATAAAAATCCTGTAATAGTGCACTTCCGAGGGCCAGCAAAGCCATGGACTGACAATATTAACTACGATAGAGATCGCGGTCCCTACGACTTAGAGTGGAGAAGGGTTTATGACGAGGTTTGGGGGATAGAAAATCTTTGGCGGCCAAACTTAGACCCGCCAGACCCGACTATGGCTACTGCAGAGTATGACGACATAGAAGTTAAGAGGTAGTAGGGCAATGATTACATTTGGCTTTGAGCAGGTTGCACCTCACCCGTGTACGGCAGTGCTTCCGTTTAGTTATGATGAATTTATAGTCCATAAAGAAGAAGCATATCTTTTGGCCAAAACGGAAAACGAAGGTGTTATTCACTACACCCCCTCCCAATGGGAAGAGCATAAACATCTCTATGACTTGCTAGACGACCCCCGAACTTCTTCTCCCGACTGGCACGTAATCTTTATAACAATGAACGATGCTTTTTACACTGCATTTCACGATTTAATTCCAATAGTTTTAAAAATACATAAAGCATACCCGTATACGTACTTCATAATCCACAACACTATGGCTTATGGTATGGGGTCAAAGCTCACAATGAACTCTCGCTCTGCTACCACTGAATACATAAGGTCTTTCTTAGATCACGAGGGAGTCACCTATTTCTTTCATGAGAAGGGCGATTCTCCTGTTGCTTTTAAAGTAACAAATCTAATAAGACTGGGGGAGCAGGAGACTCGAGTAGCATTCACTTTTACGTCAGGAGACATTAAAAACGGAATGGAAGCCGTAAAAAACCACGTCTTAACGGAAGAAGAGCGACAAGTAGCCCCTTACAGAAAAGTTTATTTGTCGAGAAGGCATCTGGACCATGACAGAACACTACCAGGGGTAGAAGCTGTAGGTGGTGGAGAAAACAGGGTATCCACTGACATTCGCATGGACAACGAGGAGACTTTAGAGAACTATTTCAGGGGCAAAGGATACGAAATAGTTACCCCCGAGGAAAAGTTTAAAACCATAGAAGACCAAGTTAAGTTCTTTAATCAGACAAAAATTCTTGTGGGGCTGACTGGAACTGGACTAGCTAATGGTCATTTTATGCAAAAAGACCAAATAGTCGTGGACATTGGATCAGAGCTTGCCTTTGAAGACGAGAAATGGGGAGTTCTACAGGTTTTTGAGAGTAATCACTATTTAACTGACTCTTACATGCAAGAAACAGTGCACATCTTGATACCCTCAAGGAGGAACGCTGCTGAGGTTATCGAAAGAATTGAAAAAGTCTCAGAAACTCTTAGTCTTTAGCTCGAACCTTGTCAATAAGGGCGTCTCTTAGTTCGTTTGCCTCGTCGCTTTTAAGTCCGCGGCGAGTGCTCTGAATCAAACGCACGATCTTTTCGCGTTCGTCAGCCCGATTTTTACGCTCATGAGCTGCAGATTCACGTCCAAGATGTCCCATCAGAATCAGAATAATGATGAATTCGCCTATCAAAACACCCATCGAGAGGGTTACAACATCTATTTCAATCATGGTCCTATCCTATACCCTTCTTTTATACAAAGTTAGACCTAAGTTTGTATGACATATTTGCACGTAGTCCTCTGTACATTATCCAGCAAAATAGCGGTACGTAATATGCTATACTTATTACCTTAATTCGAAGAGTAAGAAGTTGTCCCTAGTTCTATGACGCTTCCATCTATCATTTTTGCCTCGACTTTAAAGTAGTAATGGCTGCCTTTTTTAGATGTCACTACCCTCATAGAGTATTCAGCAGTAGTAGACCCTACTGGCTCCCAGACAAATTCTGGAACAGCGGGAGATCTATAGATATCGTAGGAAGCAACTCCATCTATCTGCTCCCAAGATATGTTTACAAAAGCTGAACCAACCCTCCGAGGCTCTGCTTTGATTAGGTTATTTATCGGGTCTTCGACAATTTCAGGCTCTGATACAATTGGCTCATCTATAGCAGGCGGTTCTGATGGCTCTGGCTCTACTAACTCAGGTTCTGGCTCTACTGTGGGTTCTGGCGTGGGCTCTGGTAGTGGGGCTGGCTCTGATTCAACCCTTGCTATTCCATTTACGGCCAGCTCACGAAGATACGGCTCAGCTTGACTTGGAGAAGTTACTGACCCGCTCGAAAGATAAGTTGCAATCGCGCCCGCCACAAATGGACTAGCTTGAGAAGTACCGCTCATTCTTCGAGACATGGAGTAGTCGCTAGAGTTTGCAGAGTTAATTCTGACCCCAGGTGCTAAAACATCTACACAGTCTCCCCAGTTAGAGAAGTCTGCTACGGTCTCAAAAATATCAATTGCTCCTGTAGCAATAACTCCAGCAGCAGAAGCAGGAGAATAGTTACATGCATCTGACCCAGAGTTGCCAGCCGCGGCTACAACAACTAAGCCAGCTGAAATAAGTTTAGATACTGCTGCATTTACTTTTTCATCCTTATTTCCGCCGATGCTCATATTGACAACACCTGCACCACCAGAGTAATTAGAGACTATCCAATCGATACCGCTAGTAAGAGTTGTAGTGTTCCCACGCCCATCACAGTCCATAACCCTTACGGGGACAATAGTTGCAGACTTAGCTACCCCAAAGTAGTCACCAGCAGCAATGCCAGCGACATGAGTTCCGTGGCCATTGCAGTCTGTCTGGTCTAAGTTCTGTCCGAAAGCATCAAACCCATCCGCTACACGTCCAGAAAACTCGGGATGTAGAGCATCTACGCCAGTATCTACAATGTATATACGAACACCAGATCCTTGACTGGTGTAGTTGTAAGAACCGTCTTTAGTGCCATCTATTAGGTCTAGGCCCCAAGTGGCATTAGCTTGGCTCCCCATGATGGTAAACACTGTGTCGTTTAAACTTCCTGCAACATCTTCTACAGTTTTATAGTTTTCTACAGTGACGGGGGGCAGCTCTACCCTGCCTTCTTCTGGCATTAGGCTAGAGAGCCCTATCGAAAGAGATGTAACAAGCCCTACAGCTGTTACTACTGTTTTACTTAGTTGTTTTAGCATGCAAGTAAGTTAGCACACTATCAATATTTCCGCAAGCTTTTTAGTGACTTTATTGGTGGGGTAGACTTATACACATGCCAGAGCTTTTTTACCTAAAGAAAAATGTTTTAACTCCTGAAGAGTGCGAGACATTGATGAATTACATAGAAAACAACTCCGAAGAGGACTACCGTCCACACTACAGGCATTCAGGAATGCTTTGGCAGGATATTGCACGAGGCGTGGCACCAGAAGAGCATATGTTGGTAGCAAAAGCATTGAAGCTTGCCGATAAAACTTTCAAAGAAAACTACGAGTTTACGTACAACCGATTTGAACTTAAAAGACTCTTTGGCAACATCATGTATGCAGGAGCTATAAACGAGCCGCATGATGATGACGGAGATGTCTATCCGGGGAAAAAAGATATTGAAGAACACTACTCCTGTATTTTAATGCTAAATAGCGACTACACGGGAGGAAATCTTTACTTTGAGCACCACAATAAAGAAGTACGGCTCGAACAGGGCGATTTAATAATGTTTAGAGGTAACGCAGCAAACTTACACGGAGTGCGAGAAGTACTAACGGGAAAGCGTGTAAATGTAATTATATTTTTTAGAAATTTTGAGCTACCAGCCGAGTACGACGACGACCTTTGGGAAGAATTCTTAAATAACTAAGGTGCATCGTGCACAAAGTGGTCTCTATAAGTCATGTAGTCAGCAATTTCTGGGTCAACCCACCAGTCTTCCCAAGTATATCGTCGGACTAGAGAGTAACCAAGAGCGTCCATAATCTCTCTCTGAGCATCTCTAACTGAATTAAGTTTAAAGTAGATGTTTGCATCATGCTCGAACGTTACAACGGAGAAACGATACCTGGTTAGAGGCAGAGAGATAAGACCTAGAAGGTTTGAACCGAAGTTGCCAATCGGGTGCCCATTTTCTAGGTAGCCAGTGTCAACGTCTACCTGTAGGTAGTCAATTCTCTCGGGGAAGTTGTTTTCCTCAAAATACTTACCGTGATTAAAACTAATAGCATCCACAGCAAGGCAGGGATTGTCTCTAACTTCGTTAAACTTGTCAGCATGCTTTTGGTCCCAGTCAAAGCTGACACCTTTCCAGCCATACTCTTTTTCTAGCTTATATGTGTTACTGCCCTCAATCGGGTCAGCACCACCAAGCTCTACATAGTATCCGTCTCGCTTGTTTTTTAGAATGTCCAATACAAATTGGTCTGAAAGCATGTCTCTCCTGATATATCTTGAGTATAATCCTACAAGACCGAAAGGTCCGCTATTTCTCCCATAAAAGTTGTTTTATCGGATCCTCTAACAAACATAGTAAATATATACCTAATACCAGAACTTACTTCAGTTACGCCATGCAGTAGTCCAGCATAGTGAACTATCAAATCCCCTGCCTTAGGTTTGTAAAAAATATCTAAATCTTTATAGTGAATTTGACCGCCTTCGTAGTCTTCGTTTAAGTAAATTACAATGCCAAAAACATTTTCAAGATCAGGACCATCATAATTATCTATGTGGTAGTCAAGACTTCTACCATCTGGGAGCGTTCTGTGAAGATTTCCTACCTCAATTATTTCTTTATAGTAGTCAAAACAATCTGTAACACTTTTATTGAGTTCGTCCATCAAAGTTCTAGTTTTGTCGCTGAATTTATCTGGAGGAACTGTTCTATTTATCCAAAAAGACTCAGAGTTTAAAGAGCCTGCATCTAACATCCAGCTCGAGTCTTCTAAGTCGCTAACGTCACTTAAAACAGAGTCAATAATTTCCTGACCCACAAAATCATGCACAACCCAAATTAAAGGGTGCAGTTTAGTCAGATTCAATGTCTAAACCGTGATTAGTAGCACGCCAAATAGAAGGGGAGTGGTTTGCCTCCACAGCTATCTTGTGAATAGGGTCCTCGTAGAGCCTAATTATGTGGATACATGAGTCATTGCCCTCGTCCATTTCAGCCTGTTCGGGCTCAGAGATAGGTATGCCGTCATGGGTGTAGCAAATAGCTGGACCACACCAGCCCATCTCAAATCCGTGCTTTATCCATGCTTCAAAATCTTGCATAAAATAATAATAGCCCCTACCAGACAGTTTGTCTAATAGGGGCGTCTTATTTGTTGCTTAGGCTTTGGCCTCTTCTTGTACAAGCATTGGCTCAGCCTCTGGGTCAGCGTCGGCATATGCCTG